TCTACTGTATTGAACAGTGTTAAGTTTACACCAGGTATGGTGTTCACATATTCAATTACAGCATTAATGCCCATAATGGCTTTGTTAGCCATTGCTTCAATAACTTGCAATGCTGAGTTTGCCATGTTGATGATTGTTTCATATGCGGCTGATATTGCAACCACAATCAGTTTGCCTTTGCCACCCAACATCATGAATCCAAATAGACCCAGTGCTTTCAGCGTTGGTGGCAGTTTGTTAAAGAATGTGAACAAGTTGTTTACACCATCTATCACAAACGAGAACACTGGCATCAACATGTCTAACAGTGCGGCTGAACCTAATATAACTTGTTCTAGTGCATTGTATAAATTGTCTGCTAGTGCACTTGCCATACTGGTGATTGCACCTGCACCTTCGTCAAATGCACTAATAACAGCAGTAAGCAATGCTGTTAATTGTGGGTTGAATGCACTACCAAATGCCTCATTCACTTTGAACAGTCTGTCTTGGACTTGGCTGAGTGCACCTGTTAATGTTTTGTTCAATGAGTCTGCCGCACCTTTGTTAGCGGCGGCAAATTCTAGTAATTTTCTTTGTGTTTGCTCTACTGAATAAGTGACTCCACTTTCGAAGCCAGCCATTGCAAGGATACCTCTGTCTCTGAACAAGTCTGCGGCACCAGCACCACCGGCAAATGCTCGTTGGAATTGCTGTGCTGTTTGTTCAAAACTCAAGCCTGAGATAGCGGCAACGTCTGCCACTGCTTGCAAGTTTGTTTCTAATTTTCCAAATGTGTCTGAGATAGGAACAATACTGCTGAGTCCTGCTGATATATCTTCAAGTGCAAATGGCATGTCCTGTGCGGCTTTGGTTGCCATCTCAAGTGTTCGTGCGCCATTCTCTGCTGAGCCAGCAAGGAAGTTCAATCTAACTCTGAGATCTTCTACTGTTCTACCTGCTTGTATTGCTTTGCTAAGTCCTGCTGTTGCTCCTACTGCAACACCAACTTTGGCGGCAAATGCACCCAAACTGCGTCCGGCACTGCTTAGGCCTCTTTCAAAACCTTTGCTGTCTAAGCCTAACGCCATTTTGATATCAGCCATAGTCTACTCCTTGTTTAATTCAATCACAATCTCATCAGCATATTTGCCCATTGCTTTTCTTGCTGGTTTGCTCATACCCTGTGGTGATTGCTTTGAATACCCTTCATCTAGTCTTTTTGCGTATGGGTAATTGGCTTGTATTTTACCCTTACGTTTATTTAACTTTGTGTTACGTCTTGCATTACCTTTGTCAACAGGTGTTTCTTCATAGAATACTTCATAGCCTTTTTCAATAATATCATCTGGAAAGTCAGTCATCTTTTCTAACTTCTTAACTGCTTTGGTGGCATCTATTTTGATTTTTGCACCACCTCTGCCAGTGAGTCTAGCGGCACCTGCGGCACCTGCACGAGCAATACCTGCTCCTGCTCTTGCTATACCTGCGGCTATAATTGGTAATGGCATTAACCTGTCTCCCTAAACTTTGTGACAGCATCTAACATGTTGTCATCTCCAGGAATGTTTGTGGTCTGTTGTCCACCCTTCCTGTTTTGTTTTTTCTCCTGATGTGCTCTGTATGTCATCACAACATCATACACCACAAGATCAAACGTGCTTGCTTCAGTTAGCAGTCGACTAGGTAAAACGCCATACGCCTCTGCCATCTGATGCAACATACAAAACATGGCCAATTCCCAACTGCCTTCTTCGACAGTATGGCCAGTTACTTTCCCAACTTTTCAACAACCTGATTCATTGCCTTAAACATGACATCAGGTGGTAAAGTAAGATCATCTTTACACACTGGTTCACCTTTCTCATCAAGGATAGCAGTTTTCATAAAGTTGATTACTTTGCCATAGTCAGCATCTTCGCGATTCATTGATGCTAACTGAATAAATTCTTCTAGTGGTTGTCTGTCCCAGATGTGAAAGTCTAATGATTCACCATACTTTTCAATGGTGTCTTCATCATCTAGTGTGAGTTTGATTAATTGGGGTTTGCTTGCGAGTTGTGTAATGTTCATACCTTCATATCCTTTGTATCTCTAGTTTGTAAGTGGTGAACTGCACTAAGCAAAAAGTTCACACGGTTATTAACTTTTTCAGCGTCTGTGAGCAAGCACTTTAGTTCGGCTTTACTCTTCGCTAATTCCATCTCCACCGTCTTCAATATGTCCGGTGTCGAGTGTTTGTTCCAAATCTGCATGTTTGTTCCTATATTTATCCTTCTTAGATTTTTTGGGTGCAACAATGCCCATCATTTGTGCGGCAATGTGTGTTTCCCACTTTGTTCCATCCAAGATTACTGTGTGTTTACCTGAGGAAAGGTGTTCCTCAACAACACGTTTGTGTTTGGGTGAAAATTTCATATCTACTCCTGAAAACAAGTGGCCCATTGCTGAGCCACTGTTTATTCAATCACTTAGACTGTGCCTTCGGTGTAATCACCTGTAACAGCAATCGTTAGTGGCGATGTCCAAACTGGAGCATCTGGGTTTACTGTAGGAGCAAGTGCTTCTAAGTAACCGTTACCTTCGATATATTTGTCACCTGAGGTGTTACCTTGCCAGTATAGTCTGAAGTAAGTTTCAGTTTTATTGTTTGTAATACTGAAAATACCTGATGTGTTGCCTGCTCCTGTGAAGAAAGCAGTGTCATCTAATACCATAGTAACACTAACTGAGTTAGTGCTTGGTATAGTAACAACTTTCTCACTTAAACTATCCAATTGTTTCCAACGGAAAGTTCCTGGAGTTGCGTTAACTGTAACGTCTTGCAATGCTGGAACAACTAGAACGTTTCCGCTACCTGCTCCATCAAATGCTGCCGCTACGTTACCACTGTAGTCAACACCGTCGGCATTAATTTCCAATCTTACAAATTCAGCAGTGCTGTTTACTGGAATATAAGCCATTCTCGGTCTCCTTTAATTAGTTATTGTAACAAACCTATACTCGAAAGTATAAGTTATCCTATCTTCTTCGGTATCTACTGCAACTGCACATTCATTAACGCTTTGGTCAGCAATCGCTAGGCGACTGTTAATTACTGCGGCAACGACTGTGTCGATATCGTTTGGTTGATTTTTAGCATCCACTGTGATAAAGCCAGTGAGTGATCTTTCTTTCTGAAATACATCGTTGCGATCTATTGTGGCAAACAGTTGAGTTGTTGCTGAACTCTCTTCGGACAAATAAAACTTCTTCATGTTTTTTTCATAAAGAGGCGTGTCTCCTTGAGCCCATGGCAACTCACTGCTTACACCACATGATGTGCTACTAATATTAGTAGTAACATTTGCTAACAATGCATCTCTGATTGCACTCATTATCTAACCTTCACAATGTTGCGGCGTCCGCGAGTTCGTCGATTCAATTGAAACTTGACTTGCTTTTCATCTGCGTCAACAGTTCCTGAATCATCAGCATCATACCAATCCATTATAGCCAACAGTTCCTCGAATATATCTTGGAATTTGTTTTCATAATAAGTGATCTTTTGAACTTCTGGTGATTCAGGATCTCCAAAATCAGCAATCTTGGGCAGTATGTATTCTTTGAGAGTGTAGTAAACACACATCTCAGTGAAATCTGCCTTTCGAGTTTTGATTCTTTCTGGAATGAAAGCAGGCAGATCATCAATGTTATTGTAACTGCCTGTAGCATTCAAATATTCTCTCCAACGAGCACTTGCTCGAATCTTTTGATTGATTCTTTCAGTGCCACGTGTGGTAAGATCCTCGAGATACTCGTCTAAATTACCGGGAGCGTTAGGAGCATCAGCAAAACTGATTTCATTGGCTTCGAAAACCCGCTGATCTCTGTCTCTGACATCCTCTGCTTCAGCATAACTGACAACTGTTGTTCCTGATAATATAAACGCCATCTTAAATCTCCCTTACGCTGTTGCTAAGCCTGTTGGTAGGTTGTTACTTCTAACAAATCGGCAGCCTACTGCCTGACCAATTAAGCCTTCAAGTAACGCTTGGTTAGCAAGACCTTGTGCAACAGAACCGATAGCACCTGAACTGATACCGCCAACGCCGTTTAATTCTTTAGCGAGGTGGAATTCGTGTGCCGCTGTAACACATGCAATGTAGAAGCCTGAAGCGTCTGTTGGAGCATTGCTTGAACGTAAGTTAGCAACTGCTTTAGACACCATGTCAAGGCTTGCTGTTTGTGAAGTGTTTGCTTCACTGATGCTTGAACTTGCTGAGATTGCACGAATAAAGTCTGTGCGGATCTGCTTGAAGCCGTTACGCACTGTAGCAACCATTTCGTAGTCATCCTTGTCGACGTTGTTGAACATCTTAACGCCTGGCTCACGCTTCATAGCATAACCCATTGCTTCTGGTGAGAATACAACAGAAAGGTCTGCTGTGCCAGTTAATGCAACGTTACCTGCACCATCGTCAGACACGTTGATGTCAGAGATGTCAGTTAATGCTGTTTCTGCGTCTGTTAACATTACACGGAAGCCAGCAATGTCTGTGCTCTGTGCTAATGAACGTGAAAGTCTTGTGATCACAGCGTTACGAACTGCTTCGAAACCTGCGTCTTCTAATGACTCTTCAGAAACTCGTGTGCCTGTGCCACGCTTGCTTACTGCAAGTGATACGTGATCAGGATCGAAGTCACTGTTTGTGCCTGCAAGATCAAGGATGCTTGCGTTGTCCGCGATTGACACGTTTGCTGTGCCGTATGCGTTTGTTCTTGGGATCTTGACAGTATTGCCGAGACCGCCTGCGATATTATATGAGTTCACAATCAGACCTGGGTTTGGCAACAACACGAAGTTGTCGTAGTAAGGAATAAGGTCTGCAACAATGTCCTCATATAAACTGTTTACCTTAGTTGATGTAGTAGCCATCTTTGGAATCTCCTGTTTATATTAAAGTTTTTAGCGAAGTAATCGAGCAGTTGAATCGCCCATCTTACTTCCATCCATTTGTTGTTTAATCATAGCGTCGGTGATTTCACCTCTTGCTATTCTACCTGTTGAACGCAAACTAACATAAGCATTTCTGTAAGCAGGATCTGATTTGACACGAGCCTCATCAACTCCCTTCTTGCTTGCAGTCTCGCTTGGTGCTTTGTCTGCATCAAATGTGTTTACACCTTTTTTCGCAAATGGTAGACCTAAACTTTGACCAACAATTTTAACTGCTGATGCATAGTCTGGTGTTTCGCCGTCTGTGGTGATGAAATCCTCACCATTTCTAATTGCGAAACTGTCACCTTCCAACTGTAGCATGTTACGAGCCTTCATCAAGTCAACCACTGCTGACTTTTGATCTGCGTTCCACGCTGATGGCATGTTATCACGCAATGTTGAGATGTGCTCTCGAAGTGCATATTCAGTTTTCACTGAATGTAGTTCTGCTCGCAGTTCTTCAACTGTTTGCTCACGCTTCTTGACCGCATCCTTTAGACTTTGAACGTTGAGACTTTCGCCTTCCGGTGTGTCACGCAGTTGCGATACCACACTTTTAACTTTGTCAAAACTGTCAACTTCTAATTCACCAAGAATCTTGCTTTCGGCTTCTTTCTTGGCTGTTGCGCCTATTCTGTTAACATCATCTCGAGTATAAACACGAGTGCCGTTAACAAACATTTTACCATCACGCATCTCTACTGCTGGTGCGTCGGTATCAACACTTTCAGATTTTTGCTGGACCTCTTGGGTTGTCGCTTCAGTATCTGTATCAACTGGTTGCACATTTTCGCCTGCAACTAACGTATCTGTTGTGAGTTCATCACTCATTTAATATCTCCTTATTATCGTTAAGAAGTAAACGTAGTTCAAGTTATTAGATGCTGTTTGAGGTTGAACTACTGTCCAACAGTTCTAACATTCTCTGGCGTAACTTGTCACGCAAATCTTCTTCGTAGGTTTGATTATTGTCTGCGCCTACTAAAGCGGCTTCATATTCAGCATGTGTTCTAAATGGCATAAACACTGTGACGCCATCATCTGTGTGCTGGTGAAATCCGCTTCCTCCTAATTGTTCTGCTCTTTGTTCAGCCTCTTCTTGTGTAGCATATTCTTCTACTGGAACACTCTGAGCAAATAGTTCTTTGTATTTTGTGTATGTGCCCATCAACTGCTCTATTTCAGCAATCTCATGGGTCAGAGCACGTTTATTATAATGTCTGCTGTATGAAACACGGAAGTCTTCGGGCATGGTCATGTTTAGCCAATCAGCCCACATCTGCCACAG